TAGGATTTGAATAATTAGATCCTTCATTTGTAATATCTACGCCAGTTATAATACCAGATGCTGGATCAAATAATACAGTAGCACTTGCTCTATAAGATTCATTAGGATCAACACCAAGAATTATAGGAACTTTCTTATAATTGATTCCCAAGTTTATAATATCTACAGTATTAATCTTCCCAACAGCAAACTGTCCTGTAGTTGTGTATGATATTGTTCCTGATCCATCCCAAAGTGGTTCACTAGGAATATCATAAACAAAACGATTTGGTGTAACGTAATTTACTGTCCTGATTGATTGTAAAGGATCTGTTGTAATTCTAAAGTATGCATTATCAGCACTTACTATATTCTTGTTGTCAAAATAGTAGAAGTTTGTAAAATCTGTTCCTGTTTTTGTCTGATATGTATTGCCAGATCTATAACCATATCCAAACTTAACATCAGTAAATGCACCAGCACTGCCAGGTAATATTGTAGATGCAATTTTTTCTATTGTTATCAGATTAAAATTATTACTTGGACTAATATCAAAGTAAGTCCCAGTGAGACTAGAATGAGACGTATCAAAATTATACTTGTAAAATTCTTGTAGATCTATGGTAGGGTTAGGTACAAATGTACTATTATCTTCTGAGAATTCAAACTTGTAGATAGATGATCCAGCAGATCTAACAGCAACCAATCTTTGTGGTGTGCTACTGTCAAAGAAACTAGAACTCAATGCTACTTGCTGTGCATTTGATAACAAAGTTGCATAGTCATAAACTATTGTTATTTTTTGTGTTGTAGGATCATAAGATTGAATATAACCAGAGGTTGCTCCAGAAAATATTTGGAAGTTAGGTGTAAAATTATATCTACCTTGATATAGAGATACTTCTTGTCCATCAAAGTGATCAACATCAGAAGTAGATTGCTGACCTCTAGTGACAGTAAAGGTGCTGGCAGTAATTCCAGTGATCTGTAATATTTCATCTCCTATCTGCACATAATCCTGTTCAGCAAATCCAGTTGGATCATCTACGACTAAACTAGTTCCACCAGCAGCAAGACCAGAATGTCCAACATAGATTGTCAATCTTGATGTAGACTGTGATGCACCAGACCTTACCAGATCTTCGTCAGCAACTGATAATAAATCACCTCTAGCATATCCAGTACCAGCATTCTCTAATGTAACACTTGATACTACACCCGCACCAGACACAGCAATTGTAGCAGTTGCTCCACTTCCAGATCCTCCTGTAAGAGAAACGCCAGTGTAAGTATTGCTAGTGTAATCAGCACCACCATTGAGGATTTCATATCTTCCTATTCCTGTAAAATTGATACTTGTTTTTCTTGATGGAGCAAGTAATGTTGCTTCCTGATATAATCTTTTTCTTATATAATAAGTCTTAGTTGTTGTACTGTCATCAGGGTTAATATCTACTGTAACTTTATCACCAACACCAAGACCATGATTCTCTGCTGTCTCTATTAGTGCTACACTCTGATTAACTTCAAATGGTTCTAATCCATCACTCAATGATGTGAGTCTTACAATTCTAGTTCCAGATGTATTAAACAAATCATCTGATTGTATAAAGTATGTGTTGTCAGTATTCCATGTACCTGTCAAAACCTTGATCTGAACTACGTTTTGAGAGGTTGTGCCTTCCAACACTTCAGCAGTAGCAATAGGTGCATTGATACCATCAGTCAAACTTAATGTAGCACCTTTTGTATAAGAACTTCTTTGATCTAGTAGAACATCAAATGTCTTAATTGCAGCAGAGAATGTACCAGTATTATCAAATGTACCAGATACATTTCTGAGTACAATTGTACTATCGTTCTTAACAGTACCAACAATTGTACCAAACGCACCTGATGATGGTTGTGATAATGTATCATCTGCAAACAAATATGCAGATTGTATTGTTGTTAACTTAACAACTTTATTTTGTTTTGACTCTAGGTAGTTTACAGTTTTTCCTTTTACAGAGGAAACAATTGCCTCTGCTTCTGAACCTTGTGTTCCTCTATTATTAAAATATACTTGTGAGTTAAGAGAAAAGTTATCAGATGAATCATTTACATTTACTGCATCAACTGTACCTGGTTTTACATCAGATATTGTTGCTACAAATCCATCACCATTTCTAGGCATTCCTGCTTCATATAATCTTTTCGCTTTTTTAGGAATGTCATCTTGACTGATGTTAGAATTGTAATTACTATCAACGGGCAATGAGTAAAAGTTTTCTCCTATAATGTATGGATACTGCGGTACTTGATTGCTATCAATAGTAATGAAATAAGCATAAGTTCCTTGCGGAAATTCTGGGGTGGTGCAAAATCTTCCATTGTTTTTATCTAATAATCCACTTTTGTGGGTATAGGTATAATCATTAACAAATGACCCTATCGGGTACGTTGTTAATGAAGGACCATTTGAACGAGTACCCTTAATAGAATAACTAGATGTCATTCTAACGATAGGAGAAGATGGATCTAATGGATCTTGATATCCAAATGCACCATATATTGGATTACCATCATATGCAAAACCTATGATTGGAGAATGAGTTTTAGATGCTGGTTCTGTTCCAGAAGTAGTTAGATTATCATTGAGAGAAACACGAAGTGCTTTCGGGTTTGCTGAATAACCATAACCATACTCTAATACATTATTATAATTTGCAAATATACATCCATTCTCTGTATCTAAATTGTTTTCTAATTTCTTATATCTGTTAAAGTTCCACTCCTTAAGAAGAGGTATACCTCTCGCACCATTACCAACTGGAATTACATCTACTATTACAGTATTTTGATTGTAGAAATTACCTTCGCCAATTTTATTAAATCCTGTAATCTGTCCATCAGTATTGATAATTGCTTCATACTCAGCAAATCTACCCCTACCAGCATTATCTCTAATATTGATTAAAGGAGGTGAAGAATAAAACTCACCAGGATTGTCAATAGTTAAACTTGTTACTTTACCACCTGTGACGACAGCACTAATAGATGCATTACGACCAGATGTAATTGTAATCTCAGGAGTTCTAGGAAAAATGTCAGTGGTATCTACAATAATACTTTCTACTACTTGACCAGCAAGTATTGCTCTTGCTTTATTAGGAACTTGATCAATCAATACAAATGGAGGTCTTACATATCCAGTTCCTCTTAAGTCAACTCTAATTTCTTCTAGTAAACCAAATCTAATACTATCTGGATCTTTGTAACCATAGAAAGGAACACCATTCAATCCAATACCAACATCAGTCTTAGGTGTAGGATATGACTCTGTAGTTCTAGTTGCTTCTTTTCTAATAATTTTTAATAACTTTTGATCTAGTATTTCCTCATTGACTGTAGTTCCATCAAGGATCTTGTGTGATGGAAAACTAGAACTAGCAATGTAATAGTATTGGTCATCTGCGAGTATAGCAGACACATCTGTAGGAACTTGATTCAATGAAGTTGCAACTGCTGGTAATGTAGGAACATTTACAGAACCAAATGTGCTTTTGATCCAACGAGTTTGATTTGTACCTACATTTACAATTTTAGGATCAGAAGTTTCAAAACCAGGATTTGATACTTGTATCTTATCACCAACATCAGAGAATGGTTTCCCTTCTTTTGGCAATGCATTGTATATGACTCCAAGAGTCAATAATGTAACACCACCACCAGATAATGTTACTGGTTTGTATACAGACTCCTCAGCACTGTGTGTGACTGCGTTTTGAGCAATTCTATTATCAATAATAAACTGAGTAGCAGTCTTAGAACTGAATGTTATCGTTTCTTCACCAATTAATATTGATCCTGTCTTACCCCATCCTATTGTAGAAAAAACATTTACTCTATCACCTGTGCTTGCAGTTCCCGTTAGTGTTGTCTCAAGACGAGTCTTAGTTGAGACATTAAAGTCACCATTAACTGTCTCAGGTGCTAATACAATGTTAAATATTTTCTCACCATCAGATGTACCATCGGCATAGACATTATCTACAGTTGCATCTGCATATCCATACTCTTCAGTCTCTGTTTGTACTATTTTCTTTCCTACTAGACTCTTAACATCACCAGTTATAACTTTTGCTTTTATTGCATATACATTTATCCAGTCTGCATTTGATACTTTATATGTAAAGTCTCTTGGTTTGTATACTTCTGGTTTATTAGTATGATCTTTAGCAACAATAGTGTTAAAGACAAATTCAATAGAACTTGTAGTTCCTTTTGCTTTGTAAAATTTTTGTATATTCTTAATTAAGGTTCTTTTATCTACTTCACCCTTAAGATATTTCTCAGGAAAAGAACCTAAGTATTGACTCTCAAAATTCTTGACAAAAGAATATAGAAAAAGGTTACTTACGTTAAGAACCTTCGCACCAGAGCTATGTGGTGCTGCATCTGTGCTGGTGTACTCTGACGAGCTATAAAGATCACCAAGAGTTGTGTTACCGCTAACACCTCTAACTGCTCCTGATAGAGTTGTGCTTGTTCGTGATTCATAGAAAATTATCTCGTTGTCTATTCGTACATATCCGTTTTTCTCTGGAAAACTCGTCGCATCTTCCAATACAATTGAAGTGTCAGAAGTAGAGATACTAGTGACCAAAGTATCAAACTGTTTAAGTAAGTTTTGTTCATAGTAATCAATGTCAGCATATTTTTCAATATTGGTAATAATATCTAACGTACCACCTTGTACCTCCTGTTGTTCATAATACTTCTGAATGAACTTACTAAACAATTCATATTCAGATGTAATAAACTCAGGAAGTTGTGACTCAATTAGAGTTGATATCCTTTTTGTTTTTACAGATGGCATTTCTTACTCTTTGTACGCAGTGAATGATGAATTTGCAACGTCAACATCAAGATAAACTTCACGCATTGCCTTGATATCATTAGATAATGGTTTTACCCTTACCGAAATTCTATTATCAAAGAAACTACCTTTTATGATAGTTAAGTTGTACATTTTTAACTCACCTCTGACATAATCTATGTCACCAATATCGTTGTCTAGTACAACCTTGTCACCAGTTACGGTATCTAGTCTATATAGGATGATTTTGCCATCTCTGTCCTCAACATACACATCAAAATTAGGATACTCAGTTACTCTAAAACCAGTAGATGACAATACAGGATCATCACAGTCCTCATCAAAGGCATTCTGGAAACATACCTCGTAATAGAAGGTAGAATTAAGAGACGGATAAAAATCTTTTCTCATTGTGAGACTCGTGAGATTAGAATTGATACTTTTGTCAGCATCATCTATTACACCTACAAACTTACTGTATCTAAACTTACCATTAAACTTCTCAGTATCACTTGTATCAATGTAAGACTGTATAGAACCAATAACCTTATCTCTAATTTGTGTTGGTGTTTGATCTGTAATTAAACTGTTGTAATATATCTTACTATTCATCTCAACGTATAGAATAGAAGGATCTACAATCTGTGGTTCTACAGATGCAACAACATACTTCTTAAGATCTGCAACAATCTTGTTCTTTGTTAGTGATGTAAGATAACTTGCATCAGTTGGTTTCAATACAATGAATACTTTTCCATACTGTGGTGGTTCTTGATCCTCTCCACCAAATATAATAATGTCACTTGTTGCTGGATATACTTTTCTTACAATTGCTTCATAGTCATCTGCGGTCACTGCACGCTCCTGTGTGCCATATGCTTTTGGAGCAGTGTATTTTATCTTCTGTGTGCTTTCTATCTCTTCACCACCCGCTGCTGCAACAGTAGAGTTAATTGTGACTGAGAAAGAAGAAGGTGATACGTTATTAGGATTTTCTAATACACCAGAGAACACAAATGATCTTACACCATTACTTTCAGGACCTGATGTTATCAAATATGATACTTCTATTCTTGCATTGTTCTCTAGTTTCTTACCAAGAACACCATCACCTAACAATATCTCATATCTTTCATCTTCTATCTCATCTAAGAAGAATACTTTTGATGTACCATCAACTCCTAGTATGTTATCTGCAATTAGATATGGTTCATTAAATGATCCACCAGTAGGATACACCTTAACTCTAATTGTATTAGTATCAATGTTTCTATTGTCAAGAATAAATCTTTGTGACTTACTTGCTGAGTTTATAACAAAAGTATTAGTAAGTTGTGTCCCCTCATTTACAGCAACGTCTGTAAAGGTTGCTACACCATTTGCTACTTGTGCTTTTACATCATCTAATACAACATAATTGTAGACATTGTTATCATATGTTGCTGTAAATCCCGTTCCTTTCTTTAATAGTAATTCTGTATCAGTTGTTGGATTAGTATATGTAACAGTAAATGAAACGTATGCTGTAGGAGAGGTTGCACTTTTTGGTCTATATCCTAATTGTTTTGCTAATGCTACTACGTTGTCTCTAAGTGTTGCCGAATCAATGAATAGTTCATTGACTACCATGTTGGTATTAAATGCTGTGTAGTAGGTATTATAAGCAAGTGTGTCAAGAAGTACAGAAAGAGTAGAACCCTCAAAATCATAGTCAGTAAAATCTGACTGTGCTCTCATGTACTCTTTGAGAGAAGTTTTGATTTGTTTAAAATCTAAATTTGAGACCTGAGTATAAGGCATTATCTTGTACGTTCTAGAAATACATCAGCAACTATTCTGCCATCGTCTCTACCAAGAATCTCATATGTTATCGCAACATCATAACCATTAGAAGCATTGTTAGGAGTTGCATCAACTGATCGCACTGCAATTCTAGGTTCATATTTGACAAGACATTCTCTGATACGACCACTTACAGCAGCAGCAGTACCCCAGTCATTTTGTTCAAATAACAACTCACGAATACCAGAACCAATCTCAGGATTGAATGGTCTCTCACCATTATTAGTCTGCAACAAGTTAGAAATTGATTGGGCAATAGCAACCTTATCCTTTACTGTGACTAGATCATCAGTAACAGGATGTTTTTTGAATACTACACTCAAATCTTTAAATGTTGCTTGTTGTGGCATATAGACAGCATAGGCTGCTATTATTTATCCATCTTTTCTGAATTTAGTCCACTCATTGAGGTATTCTCTTTTTCTTTTCATCTCAAAGAGTTCTCGTTCATCATTCTTTTCAATTTTGTCTAACCATTTGTCAGCATCGTACTCAGAAATGAGTTTCTTGCCACTTTTCTTAAATTCTTCTGATTTGTCTACTCGTACTACCATGGGTCTTGTTAGATAAAGTCTAGTTGGTCTGTGTCAGAACTTTTATCGGGGTTACCATCCCTCTCTCTAGGTGTTTCCCAGAAATAATCGTCAGTATCGCCTAACCGTCCCCACTCAGTCCCATTCTCTACTTGATACTCTATGGTAGAAACCTTAAAGTCAGGTGTCTTGGGATGTTGTGGGGTTATAGAGAGGTCATACAGACGCATCCTATTATTTGGATACAATGCATACTGTCCATTCTCTAATTGTATACAATTATGACTCTTATGCTCTTGTGGTACTTCACTTACATTATTATCTATCACATTTATATCTGCATGATAGTTATCAAGAGTAAAAATATACTGTCCTTTTATCAACCCGTGGTCTCTTGTGCGAATCTCACAATCCATAGAAGATATGAAACCTTTATTGATTGCCATCACACCATAATCCATACAATTCCAAAATTGCAGATTCTCTAGACTCATATCGGGCGTCGGCGTTTTCGGTGCTCGGAGAAACGCACTTATAGGTAACTTATCATATAGTGCACCATACTCAGGAAGATACGTCTCAAAATAAAACGCGC